TGGTAGTAGAGATATTACAATAGAAATTCCAACTGAAACTTTAACGGAAATTCTTCCAACTGAAACACCTTGTCCTGAAGCGACTCCGGTATCAACTGGTAGTGATATTGCAACTGTAACAGAAACATCATCGGTTGAAGTGTTAATTACGAGTTCTAGTTTAAATGCAACAGTTACTGATATTGCAACTGCAACTGTAACAGAAACATCATCGGTTGAAGTGTTAATTACGAGTTCTAGTTTAAATGCAACAGTTACTCTTTTGTAGATAACAATTATGTATATAACAATTATGTATATAACAATTATGTATATAACAATTATGTATATAACAATTATGTATATAACTTAAATGTAAATTTACAGAATAACTTAAATAAGTTTATTAATTAATATAATTTTAATATTTAATTAATAAATGTATAAATTATTGTATTTTGTGACCAATATAATAGGAACTTTTATAAATATGGATTACAAAATTATATCTGATCTTGCAAAAATGTCTTATAATGTATACTATGATATAAATGATAAAAATTGGTTTAATACAACATTAAACAATGTAATTGATGTAAGTGTATCAAATGATACAGTAAGGGCATATTTGTTTACGAACAATGAAAAAACGAATGTAGTAATTGCTTTTAAAGGTACAAGTACGTATTGGACAAGCGATAATGAATTAAACGATAATCAAATGTCTTGTAATTCGCAAAATAACGAAAATATATTTGTATCAAAAAACGAAAATATGTGTATGTTATCGGGAGGATATAGTTCTGGGAATGATAAATACAATGATAATTTGTTTTTTTCATGTTGTTTTTATAAACAAAGTAGCTTGTTTGAAAATTGTAATATATGTAATAATATATGTAATAGTAATATTTTCAAGAGGAGTGATAATAATTGTTGTAGTGATTGTTATAAAACGAGTTTAGAATATAAAAATAATTATATAAATGATATTCGTAAAATTATTGAAAGAGTCAAAACAAAAATTGATTTTAACAAATCAAAAATTTACTTTACAGGACATTCCTTAGGAGGAATGTTGGCAAGTATAGCTTCTCTTTTATATAATAAAACAGGTGCGAGTTTTGAAACACCAGGTGATTCACATTATATAAAATTAGTATACAATAAGCAAAATAATAATTTTTATCATTTTGGTCATACAGCTGATCCAATATTTATGGGAAATTGTGGTAGAACATGTTCTTTATTTGGATATAATATTAATACATTATGTCATACTGGTTACACGTGTTTATATGATTCAAAAACGAAATTGGGTCATAGTGAATCTATATTTAATCACGGAATAGAATATTTTGTAAAAAATATAGTTCCAAAATTGGAAAATGATATGCCTAACTGTACACGTCAATCTAATTGCAATGATTGTAGTGATTGGAATTTTAATTAACAATAAATTCTTTTTTTATTTTACTAAATTACGAAATTGTTTATGTAGTTTTGATGATCGAAATGATTTATCCAAAGAATAAGATTCTATATGTTTTTGTTTTATAGGTTTTTCTTGGTATATATTATAAAACATCTTTTTTATTTTTTTTGATAAATTTGGTTTTTTTTGAGTCAATCCTTTATAGTTTTCTATTATGTATTTATGCATAACATTTGATTTATGCATAACATTTGATTCTGACGTAGTCGTTTGTTTTTTACTAATTTCAAGTTCGTCAAGTTGATTTTGATAATATTTTTTTGTGAATATTATAAATTCAGTTTTAGGAAATGATTGTTCTAATATGTTAATAATATTTTTTGGTACAGTACCAATGTTTTTTAACGATTTGATCAATATAATAATATCATATATGTTTCTACCATTTACAGTAGTATGTTCCATTATATTCTTATAATGAAAAGGTACTCCTAATTTTTGAGGGATCCAAGCGTATCCAAAGTCTGATAATAGGAAAATGTATCCAAGATTGGGTAAATAGTATTTTCGATTGTTTATTATATATGTCCAATATCCACCAGGTTTAACTTTATGTACTAATATATTCTTTAAATGTAAATCTGTATGTATCATATTAAAATATCTCTTTATTCCTAAAACACTTACCATAATTTGAAATAATGCGTTTAACCACAATTCATCGTTATGATTTTGTTTCGACCAATTATAAAAATTATCCGATGTTGCATATTCATTATATTGTCTTATAACATTTTTATCATAATCCCAATCGTAGTTTAAAATATAATGTGGGCATATTTTTTGTAAAACTAGTTGGTTAGTTAATTGAAGAGACACCAGTTCTATTAAACTAGGTTTGTTAAAAGAATGTTTGCTGTAAAATATCTTTTTAATTTTTTCTGATTGTGTATATAATATACTTTTATCTATACTTTTTCTATCCTTTATTTTTTTTAAATATAAAGCCTTAACTACGAAATAATTATTTGATGCGCGTGTGTGTTTTAAAGAATTTGATTTAATTTTATAATCAAATTGTGTTTTATAAACAACTCCTTCTGTACCTCGAGATATTTGTTTTTTTCTTGTAAAAAGTGATTGTGGAGTTTTATAGATGTTTTGATATTTTAATTGTGAAAGTTTTTTGTAAGTTTGTTGCCAATCTTGTAAATTTTTATAACGTTCTACTACGTTTTGCATTACAAATAAGTAAGAATAAAAATTTCCAATTAAAAATTAAAAAAACGTCTATATGTTGTGTCAAAATTTACTCTTAATCCATATGTAAAAACTCGAGAACGCTTTGATAAAAGATAATCATAGATTAAATGATATTGTTGTTTGTTTGATATATTCTTTGGTATAGAATCTATATTAATGTAATTTTTATCAAGCAATATTTTTAATAAAGCAGCTACGACAATTGCACTTCTTTGTTTTCCAGCTTGACAATGAATTAAAATATGTTTTTTTTCATGTATATATTTATTAACCAAAATTGGTAAAATTATTCTTAAATATTTTTCCATTAGTATAAAATCTCTTTCTAAAAGACTATCGTTAACTGGTATTCTATATGTTTCAATGTCTTGTAAATTCACCAATGATTTTTTTGAATGTATTTCATTAAAGAATGATGTATTTTGTGTACAATTCAATATAAAATTAATGTCATTTTTTTTAAGAAACTCTATATCTATAGCAGATTGATAATTTCCTAACCATAAACCTGGTATGATTTCTGTTACATTTGGTTTATCATAAATTATATTAGATGTTAAATCATAAATTATATTATATATATAAAATAACATTTAATAGTAATAGTATATATTAATAGTAATAGTATATATAAATAAAAATTGATAAACAATTAATTTCTAATAATAATAATAGATGAAGTCTCGAAAGTTGATTATCGAAAAACAAAATACAACAGCAACAGCAACAGCAACGAGTGATTACGATGATGATTATGACGAATATTATTCTGATACAGAAGAAGTAACATCAACTATTCCTACTCGTGATGATAAACTAGTTTATACTAGTATTGTAAACACTCGTTATAAAAAACCGGTTAGTGGTAGTAAACAGGAAAATTTTACCAGAGATGATATATTAAAAAGATTAGTTAATTACATACCATTAAAAACAATGAGCGAAAAACAGATATTACAACAATTACCTGTTTTTAAAACGTGGATTAGATATTACAATGTAAAAACTAAACAATTTAGGACAGGTGGGCTTTTAATGAAGGTATCTTATCCTGATTATATTATGTTGGTAAATACATCAAATAATCTATCTTGGAGTGTTCAATTAAAAGATAATATTATATATATACCTGACCAAAGAAAAGTCAATTATAAAAAAGACGAAAAAGACAAAGAAAAACTTATCAAAGAAAAATTATATGAAATGTATCAAAAAGGTAAACTAACCACGAAAAAATAATTGATTATTAATCGTGATATTAATTATTTTATTCAAGTTAATGACTGCAAATAAAAGATTTTTAAAAGAAATTCAAAGACTATATTTACAACAATCACAAAAAGAATTATTAAAAAATGATTATTTAATTGTGTACGATGAGGCAAATATAAATAAACTGTATGCTATAATTAAAGCTCCACGTGATAGCGTATATAAACACAAGTTTATAAGATTAAATTTTACAATACCTGACAATTATCCTCATTCACCACCAGAAGTTACTTTTGTAAATTATGATGGTGTTAGGATTCACCCTAATATGTATGAAAATGGAAAATGTTGTGCTACTATTTTAAATACTTGGGGTGATAATATCTTTGAAAAATGGACATCAAGTATGGGTATTGAAACCATATTGTTAACATTTCATTCTTTTTTAGATAACAATCCTTATATGTATGAACCAGGTGATAGAGATGATCCAAGTTATACAGTTTACGTTTTGTATCAGAGTTGGATATCTTGTTTAATAAGATATTTGCAAAATGAAAAAGATGAATTGTTTACTAATTTCATTCATACGTATATGCTTACGTATATAGATGAAATTTTTAGTGATTTAAGAAATTTATCTGTGATATATCCATATGCATATTATAATACAAGATGTTTTGAAATCGAGAGATTTTTAGTTGATTATGAAAGATTATCACTAACATTACAAAACTATTATAATTATATTGATTTTACAGAAAATTTTAAATCAGATGATACACAAATAACATTTGACGATTTTATGAATACAGAATATGACTGTTGTATATGTTACGATACAATTGAAAATCCAATTGAATCAAATGAAAATCCAGGAAATAACCATGGTAATTTGTTTCGATTAAAAAATTGTAAACATCTTTTTCACAAAAATTGTTTAGAAAAACACATTGAAACAAATAATCGTTTGTGTCCAATGTGTAGAACTGAATTGGAAAAAAATGAATTGGTTGAACAATTAAATGAAATATGGATGATTAATCCATCAACTAAAAGAAGAATTAAAATTGGTGGAAAGACTTGGAATTATTTGAAAAATTCTGGAGTGATTTAATCTAATCCACGTATTTCAAACCATTTTTTATCAAGATTTTTATAATCATTTATATGTTCTGTTATTTGAGGTTCTGTAGTTATTTGAGGTTCTGTAGTTGTTTGAGGTTCTGTAGTTATTTGAGGTTCTGTTGTTTGATGTTGATTATAATAATGTAAGAGATTATATGCATTTGACATTTCTTCTACGAAAATTGTATCAAAGTTTGGTAAGTTTTGATAAGATACAATTTCTGCAAATATTTTTTTGAAATCTTTATGGTAAAAAACAGCATTTACAAAATATATTTGTATCAAATGACGTAATCGAGCTTGTATTGCACTAGTGTCAGTTGTATATTGTAATAAATCTTGTTTATAACCGCTACTACTATTATAACGTTGTGATTGTGTAGTACAACTTTCAACGTATGATAAAAATTGTCTTATAATTATGTCTGCGTTATGTGAAAAATTACTTATCAATATTTCATTAATAGTTTGCGATATAGTTTTTTCAGTATTAGTACGTATATAATTCACATTCATTAATCTTACAGTTATAAAATACAAACTCCATACAAGGCAGTGACCAGCAGTTCGATTAGTATAACTCTGATATGTTTGCAGTCCTTGTCCTCGTCTTATAGGACAATTATTTGTAATATTTACAAAAGTATAATTGTAGATATCAAATGTGCGTTTAACAAAATTTTCTATCATTTCTTGCAAGCGTATGATATTTGAATATGCGTGTCCAAGTATTATACCATGTGGTTCAAAAAAATCTATTGTTTCATATTCTGGATCTATTATAAGTAAATTAGAATGAGCACTGTAAATAGAATTATTATCTTGTTGATTTTGTTCAGATATATTGTAATCTAATACGATATCTATAACATCTAATCTTATAGGGAGTATAATGATATTTTTATTCAAGTTTATACAAGATTTAATTTGATTGACTGTATTATCGGATATTGATAATTCAAGTTTAGATAAGTCAATTCTTAAAAAATATTCTTCTACATTATCATAGTATATAGGACAAATTGAATTAAATGATCTGAAAAGGTAGAAATTTAAAATCAAATTATCAAAAAAATCAGAAAACATCCAATCGTTTAAAGATTGTGTATTTGATAGAGGATAATTGTTCAAATCCGGTATCAATATAGTATCTGTATCAATTTGTGTTATATTACTAAACGGATTTAAACAACCTAATTGTATATATTTTAGATTCATATTAAAAGTATACAATAAAAAAATATACAATAAAAAAATATACAATAAAAAAGTATACAATAAAAAAATATACAATAAAAAAGTATACAATAAAAAAATAATACAATTTGTATAAAATTGAATTATTTTACAATATTAAGAAAACAAGATGAAAAGAATAATGATAAATACTATTGATTTACGAGTATTAGATAAATATGAAAATGTGATATCTAATTTAGATGAAAATACTAAAAAGAAAATAGAAAAGTATAAATCGTATATATTAAAATCATTAGATGAAGATTATAAATATGGTAGTTCTTGGTTAGATCTTTTTATATTAGAAAAAAAATTAAAATGTTTGGAAAAAACGTTACGTAAATTTGGTATAACTGATTGTTTATATTTGTAATTTTAACTAATTATATCCGAGTCTTTTTCATTTTTAAATAAGATTTGAACGAAATTTATTCGGATTTTTCTATAAGCGTGTATCATATTTATCATTGTAATGTAAGTCATTAATCATCGTTTTCTTTGTAACCTACTATATCACCTTGTCTTGAAACGATAACTTTTAATTTCTTTGTTTTTGCAAATTTACGTTTTAATTTATCCAAATGTTCTTTATCTTTATCATCATCTTCCTCATAATTATTATTATAATTTTTACTATGATAATTCCAAAATTTATGATGTCCTGCTCTAAAGTTATTATGATATTCTGCTTTATACCAGAAAACTTGGTCTCTTAGATCACTACTATTTCCTGATGTTTTTATAACCAGACACTCGTGATTTTGAGTACATGCATCTAATATATTGCAAAAATGATCAAACGAAGGGATCATACCAGCATAGTCATCGTATATTTTTTTTCTATTCTTTACACTTGGTTCATTAAATACAAATACATAATCAATATTACTTCTTAATTCTGGAGTAATACCTAGAGGATATTGCATAGTTAGTATAAAAAGAAAGTTGTAATGTCTACCATTAAAGAAAATGTTTTTAATTGTTTTTTCCTTTTTCCAGTTTTGTGCATCGTGTAACATATCGTCTAATACAATAAATAAATTATTACTAGGGTGTTTTCCAGTTTCTGATATACCTTTTGCTTTTGTTTCTCTTATTTTTTTCTTTTGACGAATCATAATACTATCTACTAGTTCGGGATTGTATTCAGAATGTATAAAACTATCAGGGATAAAATCTCCAAAAAAAGGTGATGCTTCTTCTGTACCAGAAAAAACAATACCAGATGGTATATCCTTGTGATGGAAAAATATATCTCTAACAAGCCAACTATTATGTGTGACAATAAAATTTCCTAATACATAACGATTATTTCCATCTAATTCAATACCTACATAACGATCTTCTGGTAATTCGGTTACCTTTATTTGACTAACTAATGCATTAACTCGTTCTTTTCTTGGTTGTGCCTGTTTTCTCTTAATTAAAGTAGGTATTTCATGTATACCTTCACCATTAATATTTATTCTAAATGCTTTCCCAAATTTTTTAACGCCTTTATTTGTCCAGGATGTTTGTTTAACGTGTTTATAAGTAGTAAACCCTAAACTTCTACATAAATAAATAATATCGTCAAGTAATTTCTCATGTTTTATTTTTATTTCAAAATCATTTCTATTACCTAAATGACCATCTGCATCTATAAATCCAGCCAGTAAACGTAATCTAGCCTCTCTAGTGTTACATTTATAGATGTGAGGAATATGTTTGTTATTCAACATACCAAATTCTCGTAACGTTTTCAAAAATATATTATCTTTTTGTCTATAACCACTTGAAATTTTGTAACAATATATTCTTTTATATTCTAAATACAAGTTGTATTGGCTTAAATTGTTTGCAAAATAATGTAATACTGTAGAATCTTGTGTAGTTATATCACTATTTGCACTACTCCCATCTCCTAACCAATAACCAATCATATAAGGATCGATTGGTAAAGATGTTGTTTGTTCTGGAAATGTTAATGCCGATGCTTGATATCCCAATAAATTTTCTTGGTATTTTTTAGATAATCCCAAGTATTCTTTTATAGGAATATCTACATACAAATTGTCTACTATATTATCATAATAACATTTTGCTTCCGCAAAAGCCGACTCTTTATCTCTATTTCGATAAGAAAAATCTTTATGTATTAATTGAGTTTTATTTTTATCAAAATATCTTACTTGAAAAGACATTTTGTCAAGTCTCTCAAGTATAATTTTTTTACCAGACCATTTTAAACTTAAAATATGATGACTATTTACTGTATAACTTTCCCCCCGTTTATTTTCTACTTTATACATTGTATCAGTCCCAGAATGTGTTTCTAAAACATTTCTAGGTGTACTGTCATCACCCATAACTTGTTCTCCTACTCGAATATCTTCGACATTTTTAATTGTTCCATCATACATTAACACTTTTGTACCATAAGATAACGATTTTCCACTCCGCCTCTTACCTAAACATAGTATGGTAGCATCCGGCATAATACTCTTTATTTTAAATTTTTTAAGAGATAATTTTTCAAATTCATTAATCAACATATACATATACGTTCAATTTTTTTTCGTTTTTTAAACGTGTTACAAACGTAAATATAAAATATTCGAATAAAGTAAATTAAACAAGTAAATATATTGTCAAATATGAGAGAATATATTGTCGTAACACAAGTTAAAAATGAATGTTTAAAAACTAGTAATGATAAACAAAATATACAAGATAATTTATATTGTTCAAAAAACAAACGCGTGAGATTTGATAAAAACAAAGTAGTATATTATTATACATACAAACCCTTAACATTATATAAATCTGGATTAAATTATTGTGTAAAAAACGTTTCGAAAATTGTTAGTATATTTAAAAATACAAAAGACACAAGAAATGAATTTTAAATGAACTAAACTAAATTAAACTAAACTACTTAATGCATCTCCCGTTTTTATCAGTTGATTTAGGTACACCATATATAGCATTAATTGACATGAGAAGAGTGTCACCCAAATCATCTCTTTTTTTATGATTGTTAAAATGATCGTACCATTTTAATTTTTCATTTTCACAAAAACGATTTTCTAGAAACCAATTTGTATATTGAATACTTAACCATTTTCTTTTTGAATAAGAACTTTTAAGATTACATTGTAAAATAGGACCAGTATATGCTTTTAATTTTTGAGAAGCTCTTACAAAACGAATTGTAGTAGATGTGTTGTAATATAATTCTACCAATTTACCATAAATAATATGTGATATAAATTTCATCTTTTGATTTACTTTTGGTTGTAATTCAATAACTACTGCTTTGATATTTGAAAAAATTTCTATATTATCGTCGTATGTTGATTGTAATTTTGTAAGAATTATTCTAGCAATATCTTGTAACAAATAATCATTTACTAATTTTTGTTTATAGTGATTTTGTTTTTTAATTTCTAAATTTTTTGGGAAATGGGTTTTGCAAGTATAAATTGTTTGCTTATCGGAAATATATTTATAATTACAACGTTTACCACATTCTTTATTGTCTTTTTTTAATGTTTGACAAACTTGTTGTTCTACTTCAAGTGTATTATACACATCCCATAGTTTTATTTGGTAACTAGAAAGATCTGATTGTATAGTATAATCAATGCAACATAAAGATAAATTTTTAATACCTATATCAATAGACAATATCATTATTGTACAAAATTATATTAAAAAAATGTTGTTATCGCACTTTTTTGTATTAAAAAAATGTTGTTATCGCACTTTTTTGTATTAAAAAAATGTTCTTATCGCACTTTTTGTATTTCTCCAATATCCGAAAGATAATAACAAAAAAATATCCAATATTCTATTTGTATAGTATATTTGAATTTTTTTTTAATATAAGCAGATATAATGTTAAATGAATAAGATATTTCGTTCTTGTAAAAATTATTGAAATCGTTTATTAGACTAAAAGGATTATTTTCATTAATCGATATTGATCCTGGTTTAAAAAGTATATCAATAAAAAAAGTTGTAATGTGGTGAAATCGCATTTTACATAGAAAAAATGGTGAAACTGATTCAAAATTAGATTTTATTTCTTCGTATAACAAATATAAATCATCTGAATAATTATCTAAAAAATTGTCTATTTCATCGTAATCAGATGATGATATGCTATTTTCATTTTCATCGTGTTCAAGCATATAAAAGTAATTTGTTTATGTTTTTAAAAGTAATTTGTTTATGTTTTTAAATTGTATGTTTATATTTTTAAATTAATTGTACTATGAAATTTATTTTAATTGTACTATGAAATTTATTTTAATTGTACCCTGAAATTTATTTTAATTGTAAAATTAAAATTTATTTTATTATACTATATTAAAAAACAATGATTGCTAATATTTTAAAATTCATTCAATCAAACGATATGATCAAGATTGTCTTAATTCTTGTCGCTATGTATTTTATTGTAACTTATACTAAAAACAAAAATGAATCGATGGAAGGTTATTTAGTTCCAGAAAATCTTGAAAATGTATCTCAAGGTGATATTGCTCAAATAGAACAAGCACCTGTAAAAAAAGATCAAGAACAACAAAACGTAGATGCTATTGTTGCTAAGGGTGATGAAATTAAACCAAGTGATTTGCTACCTGACTATAAGGCAGAAAACGAATTTTCTAAGGAAAACCCAGTTACTAAACTTTTAAAAGAACAAAACTTTTTAATTAGCGGATATCACGTTGGTATTAATACAGTTATGCAATCTAACAAGATTCCATATCACGATATCCGATCGCTTCCACCTATCCCAAAAGAAAGTGTTGGACCTTGGAATCAAAGCAGTTTTGAACAAAGTCCAGCTCAAATGAGAAGATTCTTTGAAATTGGTGTATAAAAAATATTACTAAAAACAAAGATAAAGATACATCCTTTTAATTATCCTTTTAATTAATTAAAAAGATTTTAATTTATATTATAACAAAAATAAAAGTGTAAAACCCGTAAATATGATGGTAAACGTTGAATGATTATGCAAAATACATTTATTAAGTTTTCTTATTTAAAAACAAATTCTTATAAGGATATAAACACTTTACGACATCGAAAAATGAATGAAGAAATCAAAACGGATAATAATTGTATAATTAAAGCATTTGAAAATAATCCTATAGCAATATTGTACGAAGATATTAATAATAAAAAGGTTTATTGTTTCAAAGCATCAGATATAGGAAAGGCGTTAAATTTAACAAATATTAGAGTATCTATTCAAAATTACGATGAAGATGAACAGGTCGTAAGGAAAGCTTACGACCTCCGAGGATGTGAACAAGATACTACATTTTTAACAAGTCAAGGTGTTTATCGATTACTTTATAACTCTAAAAAAGAAATAGCTAAAAAATTTAGAAAATGGGCAGGAAATATTCTAGATGACATAATCTTTAATGAATCAGCAGAATTAAAGAGACAAATAGAAGAAAAAGAAAAACAAATAGAAAAACAACAAAAAAAAATAGAATTGTTAGAAAATAGACCAGAGACAGAAGGATTTTCCGTTAAACCAGGATATATATATTTAATTAAAGATACATCAAGTATAGGATCTTATAAAATAGGGTTATCAGAAAATCCTGATGGAAGATTATCAGCATTAAATGTAAGTTCTAGTAATAGATCTTTAAAAATGTTAACAATGTTTAAATCAAACAATATGAAATACGCTGAAAAAATAATTCATATATTATTAGAACCATTTCGTATTAAAAAAAGAGCTGAATGGTTCTTTTTTACTAACGATTTAGAATTAAATTATGCGATTGATATTATTAAGAATGGTGTTGAATTAATTGATAAATGTAGTTTTATAGATTATATATCATTTAAAAATTATGCTGTAAATTTACCAGATAAATTACAAATACAAATACCTTTAAAAGAAATAATATTTGAAAAACCTGATAAATATAACAAAATTAGTAATTACAATGGTGTTTCTTGGTATATTAAACAAAATAAATGGGTCTCGCGATTAACTAAAGATAATAATACAGTTTTTTTAGGTTATTACGATACAGAATTAGAAGCGGCAATAGTGTATAATGATTATGCAAGTTATCTAAATGAAACGTTAGAAATTAAATATAGATTAAATGAAATAGAAAATTATATCCCTAAGCCAAGAGATATGGTTAAAGAATATCGTGAAAAAAGATTTCAAAGTAAATCTAGTAATTTTAATGGAGTATATTTTGTAAAATCTAAAAAAATATTTGAAGCTAGTATTCAATATAAACGTAAAAGTTATAAATTAATTAAAAATACGAGTGACATAGAATGTGCTAAAGTATATAATGAACAAGCATTATTTTTTAATAATAATTTTGGAACTAAGTATAAACTAAATGATATAGAAAATTTTATAATACAAGAAAAAAATCATATTAATGATTTAGAAATTAATAAAGTAAAAAAATATAGTAGATTTGTAGGTGTTTCTATTAGAAATGATAATGGAAAATTTAGAGCATATATTAAACATAATCACAAAGTAATTAATTGTGGAAGTTTTAATAATGAAATAGATGCAGCAAAAGCTTATAATAAACAAGCTGAAGAATTAAATAAATCAGAATCAACTAAAATTAAATATTCATTAAACGTTTTTGATGATCATGACCTATCAATTAAATAATTAAAAATATTACTTTAATAATTTAATGTTATAATAAGTATCGTAAAAATTAATTTGTTTCCACTTTTAAAGCGCAAGTTTTTGATTTGTTAGAACAAACTGCTCTTATACTTTCATATGTATCTAACACTTTTTGAAAACTAGGTGAAACTTTTGTAATAAAAGTTTTCTCTTTAAATTGTTTTAAAGAATTGTAATAGTTTTCTCGTGATTCATTTGTTTTTGGTCCAGAATGGTATAATTTTTTTAATCTTTTCTTTTCATCGTTGTAGCATTTTTTTTCCTGTTCTATCAACTTTTTATTGACTTTATCTTTAATATTGTATAACCAACCCATTAATTCAATTCTACCTGATAAAAATGATTCTATGGGGAGTTCTTTACAAAATTTTTTAAATGATTCTCTGCAATAAATACATGGCATAGTGTAACCTAAACTTAATAACATATTCTTAAAATGCTTTTTTATACGTATATGATCACTATTTTTGTTATCTATTTTAATAGGATATCCTCCTATTATACAGGAAAATAAAAAGTACCAACCATTTGGCCCCCACGATTTCGTTGATAATCCCGATGTAGAATGATATTTTGTGTAATCAATTTTTTTATTTGTCATCTTATATATCTTATATATCTTATATATCTTATATATACAAATAAAAAAAGTTTGTTAAAATTATAAAAAGTTGAAAAATTATGGTTAAAACACAGTATAAATTATAATGATCTTTAAAGATGATAAAAAATTTTTGGATATATATTATTATTTAGATTTTGATGATACATATGACATTGATTTTATAGAAAGATCTATTGAATTGAATGTAAAAGTATACGAAAAAAATTATAATATAAATAAAATAATAAAGTATAATAAAATAATAAAGTATAATAGAGAAAATTACGATTCTTTACAATTTAAAACAGATACTATTAAACGTGGTCTATTAATTTTTAATACGATGTTTGAAAACTTAAAATTAAAAGGTTCAGATGATGTATGGTTTATGTATTTGTCAAATGGAGATATAGGAAATAATGAAACGTTTAAAAATGTATTTGTAACTTTACTAAATAAAAATCCTAGTGTAAAGAAATCTCTATATTCTGTTAATAAATTTGCATACAGTATAAGAAAAAATATAAGAAAAAATGATATACAATCATCTAAATTAGAAGAAATGAAAAATGTAAATGAAACTCTGAAAAATTTAATTACCAACACTAAATTAATTACATATGATGACCTATTATAATACGACGAAATGCTTTAATGGAAATCTGATAAATGTTTGATTAGTTATTCCGTGCAGAAATATAACAGCAAAATCATGTTCATTCTTATAATCTCTTATCTCACCAATGTATCCTTTATACGAATTTAAAACACTATTTTCATTATATATAATTCTAACCATATTACCCTTTTTTACATTTTTATATAATACGTGTCCAGTTTCATCTTTTGTTTCATTTACAATTTCTCTTTTATTAATACTGTATTTTCTTGCTTTAGATTTTTTATCGCTTTTGTTGTTGGTGGTATCGTTGTTGTCGTCGTTGTTGGTGGTATAGTCGTTGTTGTTGGTGGTATAGTTGTTGTTGTTGGTGGTATAGTTGTTGTTGTTGGTATCGTTGTTGTTGTTGTCTTTTGACTTTTGTAAAAATTGAAAGAAATCCATTTAAAAATATAATAATATAGTTTTTAAATAAGATGTTTTATGTGTGTATTTTGGCTTTTGTATTTCCATTAATATATGTATATAGGAGATTTATTTTATTGAATTTTATTTGGTTATGTTTTAATGTATATAAATTAAAAAGGTATATAAGTGGTCTATTTTTTAAACCTATTAAAGATAGTGTTGAGAAAAATTTTTGTAAAATTATAAATAAACATATTTACACAGAATATAAAATTACACAAGATGAAAATGAATATGTAATGATTTTTGTATCAGATACAAATCGTATGTTATATAATGATCTAGTCGAATTTAATAAAAATAAAAAAGATATGATTTTACATAAAAATAAAATTGTATTTGCTGGTATAACAGATGAAAACGATCAAGTATTATTTGATATAACTAATGAATTTCGTAAATTCTGTTTTTATTTTGATAAACAGATTGGTGTAAATTATTTTTTAGATTATTTTATGTATATACAAATAGATGTTGATATATTAGATAATTACTTGACTATTTATATGAATGACGAAGATTTTTCACAAAAGAAATATAGTATAAAACAAATATCAGACAAGGATTTTTCAGATATTTTATCTTGAATTGTTTATATTATATAAATAATTTATATTATAAACTAGTATGAAGAAAAAAATAGATACATTGTTATTTAGTGGTGGTGGAATGAAGGGTATTGCTTATGTAGGTGTTATAAAATATTTTGAGGAATTGTCAAGGAGTGACAAAGTAACATTTGATATAAAAGAAATATGTGGTGTATCAATTGGTAGTTTATTTGGTTTACTATACACTATAGGTTATACTTATGATGAGTTGTATCAAAAAGTTATAGATATAGATTTTTCTGAATTAAGAAAATTTAAAATAAGTAATTTTATATCAAAATATGGTTTGGATAATGGAAATAAAATGATTGATTGGTTAACAGGATTATTGGTAGAAAAGGGTTTTACAAAAGATACAAATATGAGAGAATTATGGTTAAAAACGCGAATAAATTTTCGTGTTGTTGCAGCTGATATAAATACTTATAATATGGCTATTTTTGATTATAAAAATACTCCTAATCTAAAAGTTTTAAAAGCAATCAGAATGTCTACATGTATTCCTTTTGTTTTTTCTTCACAAAATTATAACAATACATATTATGTTGATGGTTCTGTTATAAGTAATTATCCGATACAAATATATGAAAATAATTTAAGTACTACACTTGGTTGTAAATTATTGTCAGAAAGAGAAATTCATAAAGATAATTTGATCGATTCATTTGATAGTTATCTTTTTAATATTATAAATTGTTTTTTGATAAACAAAGAAAAACAAGCATCTTCATTTGATAAATACAATGAACATACTATTCGTATAAGTGCCTATCAGATAACAAATGCATTAAATTTTGATTTATCAAAAAGTGATATACAATCATTGATAGATATGGGATATAATTCTTGTTTTATACACTTTTTGGAAAATGGACTGATTAAACAAGAAATTGACAATGATAAATTCTGGATTTAATAATTGAAAATTCTGGATTTAACGCGTTATTAAACAATCGGTTGGTGTATTTAAGTTGGTATATTTAAGTTGGTATATTTAAGTTGGTATATCACCAGTCCATGATAAATTATGAATAATTATTTTGTATTGTTTATTGTTATAATTAACAAATGATGCAAACGTATGAATTCCAGGTGCTATTGATAAAATTTGTAAAATTTCTAAAGATTTTTCATAAATTAATGTTCTTCTATTTCCAGATGGATCTTCCAAAGTACATTGGTTGTAAATTGTATTAAATTTATCAACGTCTGTTATATCATTTGTGTAAAAAGTAAAAATGTAATCATAATCAAATTGCGTGTTTAAACTCATTATCGTGTTTATATTGTTTATATCATTATATAATAAAATAAAATAATCAGAATAATCAAAATAAAAGAAAAAAATTTTATATGTGAATTAAATAGTGTCACCAGCCCATAATGTATTGTGAACAGTTACTTTGTATCGTTTATTATTGTAATTAACAAATGACCCACATATACGAATTCCGGTTGTTTTTGATAAAATTAGTAAAATTTCTAAAGATTTGTTATAAATTAATATCCTTCTATTTCCAGATGGGTCTTCCAAAGTACATTTGTTGTAAACTGTATTAAATTTGTCAATGTCTGTTATATCATTTGTGTAAAAATAAAATTCATAATCGTAATTGAATATCGGATTTAAACTCATTATCGCGGTTATATTGTTTATATTATACATAATAAAAAAAATAAACGCAATATATGAAATAATTGATTTATGAGAAAATAATTGATTTGATGATTAACTTGGTTATTATCCTAATCAATTTAAAAGTAATCAAAAGAGAAGAACTGTATGATTAAAATAAATTAAAGAAGTATTTTGAAATTATTTTAATATGTAATATTAGAATGAGTTTTATTGAAGATTATGAAGTAATTCGTCATATAGGTAAGGGGTCTTTTTCAAATGTATATTTATGCAAATACGAGAGTCCTTTGATAACGGATTATGAAAAAGAGGATGAATTTTTTATAATAAAAGAAATAAATATAAATCAGTTAGTGAAAAGTTATATTTCAAAAAGTTCTGGTGGTACAATTAGATGTGTTAATAAAAAAAAAGACAAGAAAAACATTGATGTAAACATAACACCGTATACTAATGAAGATGAATTAGTAAACACGGAACAAGAATATTATTTTAAACGTTTAGAAGAATTGATAGAGAGTGAAATTGAAATTTTATCTAATATGGAACATCCAAATATTATTAAATTTTATGGATATACAAAACGTGATGGAATATATTATTTAAGGATGGAGTATTGTAATGGTGGTGACGTGTACGATTTCTTAAAAGGAAATAGAGGTGAAAAATACAAAAATGAATGTGGGGGATTTACTAATTCCTTTTTCTATGAATTTTTAAAACAAACAGTTGATGGTTTGGATTATATCCATAGTAAAAATATTATACATCGTGATATAAAATTACATAATATTTTAATAAAAGAAGATAATAATAAAATTGATTTTAAAATTTCAGATTTCGGATTTGCTTGTTATGATTTATCTAGTAAACTTCAATTTGATAAAACGAATATTTTACATAAGAAATATTATAAATTATGTGGTACACCATATTATATGTCTCCGGAAATAATACAGAATATGAATGAAATGGAAAATATTACAAGTTACAAGATAAATATGATGAAAAAAAAACGTTTCAAGTTTTTATATAATAAACGAACAGACGTGTGGAGTTTAGGAATATGTATATATGAATTAATGTTTAATTTGTTACCTTTTTCAAATATAAAGAGTATTAGTGATTTGGAACGTTTTTATAGTTTAGATAATATTCAGGAAATATTTAATAAGAAAATTAATAGAAGAATGATTTTAAAAGATTGTTTCAAAGATATCTTGTATAAGATCTTGTGTATAAATTACAATGATCGTTGTGATATAAACGATGTAAAACGATATTTGCAAGATATCAAATTGGACGCGATGGTAGATTGTGTAGATAAAGATATATCCAATGTAAAAGATATTATAAATTGTAGAGAGAATATGTATATTAAAAATGAAAAGATGAAACGAGATATAGTAAAAAATCCATTGACAAACAATCATTGTGAATTATCATGGGAAAAAATTAATAAATGTAGTTCTTTACAAATGGTATTAGAAAAGAGTATAAAACGTGGGTTTTTTGATTGGTTATTTAGAAAAGACTTGTAATTTTGTAATTTTGTAATTTTGTAATTTTATAATTTTATAATTTTATAATTTTATAATTATGTATATTTTTTTTATAAAAGTATTGTATATAAAAAAATGGGTCAAGGACAATCAGGAATAGAAGGACCAAGAGGACCACAAGGAGAACGAGGACCAATAGGACCACTAGGACCACTAGGACCACAAGGGCCACAAGGGCCAAAAGGAGATACTGGTCCAGCAGGTGGACAAAAAGGTGACACTGGACCAAAAGGTGATACTGGACCAAAAGGTGATACTGGACCACAAGGTCCAAAGGGTGACAAAGGTGACAAAGGTGACAAAGGTGACACTGGACCAAAGGGTACAGATGGAACTGTTTCATGGGCTGCGTTTGGTGACACTCAAAAAAATGATTTAGCTAATGTTTTAATTAAAAATTATAAAACAGAATTACAAGGTCCAATAGGACCAAAGGGTGACCAAGGAATTCAAGGTGCAACCGGACCAAAAGGTGACACTGGACCACAAGGGCCAGCTGGTAGTATTGCAACAGCTGAATCTTTAAAAACAGCATTATCAGAAAAAACAATTTGGTGCGCTGATGGTAATGTGTGTAAATTACCAGCTGGAAAAAGTTTAGAAATTGGTGGTTGGTCTATTGTTGAAGATGGTAATGCTTTAGTCTTTAAACGGGGTAATGCTAACGATGGACCAGATCAACCATATCTTAGGATGGGTGCTGATGGTAATTTCTGGGTAAGTAGATCAACTTCTAGAGGTTGGGTTCCTGACATGATAATGAATATTAATAATAATATGATTACAAAAGACAAATCTTATTATATTGATAGTCTGAATGATAATGAACGTTTACAAGCAGCTAGTGGTTGGGATGCTAGATTAAGTGCTGGTGGTACTGGAGAAAGGGAAAAGTGGAAATTTAAACAAACATAAATTAAAGAAAAAATGTGTAAAAAATAATATAATATAATTAAATATTTTTTATTATATAATTATATATGGATAATCAAATTGTAATAATTATTATTTCTTTCTGTTGTATTTTATTATCTGGTTTAGTAGGAGTTGGAATTTATTTTATGCAGACAAGCTCAACTCCAAAGAAAACTCCAACAAGTTCAGCACCAGCACCAGCACCAGCACCAGCACCAGCACCAGCACCAGCACCAGCACCAGCACCAGCACCAGCACCAGCACCAGCACCA